GTACGGGTAGTACCGACAACTGAACGCATTGCGAAGATAAGTCCAGTAGGACCTGTCATTGGTTGAACACCGCAGATGTCATAAGCCATTAGCTTAGGCATCGAACGACGAATTAGTGAAATTAGAACGGGGTCGAAACCTGCAACAGGACCACCTGCATCTGATGTACCCGAATAACCAGTACCACCAAGCGAGTTGGTAGGTGCTGCTTCTGTTAGGATACCACGCTCTTGACGTAGGAATGATTCTTGGTTCTCTAGCAGTACTGAGGTGACAGCCTTCTTGTAAGAATCCTGAATAGGTTCAGCATCTTTGTGCTCAAGAATGGGTGCCCACTTTTCCTGCAATTGCTCTGACATGAACATTTGCTTTTCTCCTTTGAAAAATGAGTAGTGTGTTAAATTGATAACAAATACGTAATTATTTATAAATCACGTTGTTTTGTTTATTTGGACCATCTGGAAATTGCTTGCATGTAACTTGACATTGCATCTCCAGCAACAGGTTGCTCTACAGGGATATCATCCTCTACAGCAGGCGAAGCTGCTCTTGAGAAATATGATTCCTTGAGAGTTTCGATTTTCTCACGAAAATCTGATTCATTAACGAACTCGACACCTTCAGATAAACCCATTAGTTTATCTTTTTGTGTTTCGGCAAGTCCAACAGAAACTTCGCTCACAATCCCATTCTTAATATAACCACCGAGTTTCTTATGCATCTCAACGTTAAGGTCGATCTGCTCATTGAGCTTCTCTTCCATAGCATCGAGTTGTTCGGTCATCTCATTGACGATCTCGAACTGCTCTTCAGGAACTTCAAGATAGTTCTCGTTGAAGAGATTTCTGATTCCGTGCATTAGGTTCTCAGCAATCTCGGTCTTAATGCCGTTATCGATTGCGAGAGCATTTTCCACAACCCACTTCTCAGCAACGAAAGTGAGGTATGAATCAATTTGCTCGGACATTTCTGTTTTGAATTCGGTAACAGCTTCCTCGAATGCTTGCTCATATGCTTCATTCATTAGAGCAACTTCTTCGTTGATCTTTGCTGTTACTGCTGCTTCGAAGATTAGTTTCGCTTTGTCTCTGAATTCTTCTGTAAGGTCTGAACCAGATACAAGAGCGTTAAGATCCTCGTCGAATTCGTATCCAACAGTTTCTTCGGTTTCTTCTTCGATGGTTTCGCCATCAGTTTCAGTCTCCTCGAAAGTTGGACTCTTCTTGAGTGAATCTTGCTTATCTCCTGACGCTGCAGAAGGCTTGGTTCCAGGTGCAGTAGCACCCTTCATCTTAGCAGCAACCTTTTTACCGATTGACTCGGTATCATCAGGCTTACCTGATGTTGGGGTTGGACCACCGATTTCTTCTGACTCGTCTTTTAGTTCGGATCTTTCTGCTGGCTTTGCGCCTTTGGTTACTACGTTAGAACCCTCTTCAAGATCCATAGTTTCAATTTCTTTTGACATTGGAATTGTCTCCTGCCTATGTTTACGGATATTTCTTGTAATTATTTATATATGGAAATAATTATAAACCTTTAAGGAATGAAGCAAACGCTTTTAGTTTGCGTTCCTGAAGATTAAAACGAGTTGCCTCGTCAATAGTTTTCTTGATTTGATTGAGTTCAACCTCTCTCAACATACCACTTTCCCAAACCCACTCTTTACCTTCCATAATTCCTTCAACAAAAGCATCGGGAGCAGAAGGGTCAGCTACGATATCCGCAGCGGTAGCGAGCATAAAATCCTCACCAACGAAGTTAATTCCATCCTTCTCGACAATAGAGCCAAGACCTCTAGAAGAAACTCCTAATTTAACTCCATCATCCAACAAACTCTTAGCGATTTTACCCATTGGGGTTTCTAAAAGTTTTGCCTTACCAACAAAGTTATTACCTTCTCTTGATAGAGAAAGGATTTTATGAGAAACACGATCAAGATTGATGGTAGGACCATCAGGATGACCTAGTTCCCCAAGAGCTCTGCCAGTTCCAACAAAGTTCTCATTATATTTAGTAACTTCGCGCTCTAGTATATTTACGGGGTAATTTCTACCATTGCGATTAGTTAAATCACCTTGAAGGAAAATACCTTCAATGTAATAATTTTTCTTTCCATCTTTTTCTTCTGTGAGAACTTGAATCTCTTCAATATTCTCCGTAATTAATTTCATCATTCTTCTTCCTCCGATACTTCTTGGTTAAACATATTTTTAGCTACATCAACCTTTCTTAGTTGAATTAGATCATATGCTTTTGTCTGTAAAACATCACCAACGAGATCAATGGTTTGTGCGTTATTTTTCGCAAAAATGCTATCAAAAATTTCTGTAGACATAATACTTCAAATCTCCTATCTAATTATTTAGAATTCCGCTTTTTTCAAGTCTTTAGGATCTGGTTCAACACCACCTTCTCCAACTTGAGGTCCACCCTCTTGTGGCGGTAATGCACCACCATCAGCTCCCGCTTCAGGAGGCATTGCGCCACCATCCATAGGCATTCCAGTTACAGGATCGACCATTGCATTGGGATCCATGATCTTACCGTCTGCCATTTCTTTTTCAATTTGCTCATCAATCTCCTTAAATTCTTCTTCGGATTGCTTAAGAATATTGCGACGAATTTGTTCAATAGAGAAATACTTACCGATAAAGGGATCCATGGTTGCAACAAGATTCATTCTCTCATTCATCATCTCCATACCCTTCAATTCATTGAAGTAGTTGTCTGCAATAAAATCGTATTGGATATGATTTTTAATTTGATCCCAATCTTCTACGGTAATAACACCTTTTAGAAGAAGTTGCGTTTTTAAAATATCTTGGAAAAGATCCGAAAAACGTTTGCGAAGACGATTGATGAACTTCTGGAACTTGAGTTCGTCTCTCGTAATTTCAGTCGAACGACCGATGTTAAATGTGGTTTCCGTTTCTAATCTTGAGTTAGGAACGTTAAGTGACTTGTACAGTTTCTTCTGGAAGTACTTAACATCTTCGAGTTCTCCGAGATTCTGACCACCAGGAAGAGTTGTGATCTCTGTACCACGACCACCTTCTCTACGAGGCAACCAGAAGTCTTCAAGCATACTCATGAACTTACGGTCATCTTTAATCTCGCCAGTGTTAGCGTCATACACTAACTTGTTTCTGTAGCGAGACATAACCTCACGGAGGTATTGTTCTGCTTTAATCTTTGGTAGATTACCGACATCGATGTAGAAAATTCTACGTTCTGGAGCACGCGATAGACGGTAAATAACCAGAGAGTCTTCAATCATGCGGAGTTGATTTACCGCTTTGATTGCTTTGTGTAGATGCGAAAGCACCATATTTTTGTTCATATCAAAGATTCCAGAATGGCAATATGTAATTGCATCTGGAGCAATTTTGATACCCTGAACATCACCAGCTTTTAATCCTTTTCCATTATAAATGAAGTATTCTGCTGTTCTTTGCATGAATGCTTCTTGAGGATCATTTGGATTTGTTCTAACTGGTCTATTCTCTACTTCGACAACTTTACGAATTTTTCTTGGATCAATATATCTTAATTCGATAATACCAGCGTTAGGATCTTTTATGTCAATAACTTTATGGTAAAATAATCTTCCATCGACATACCAACGACGGAAAATTTCATATGATTTATTTTCAAAATCAAGGAGCTCTAGAACATAGTCGAACTCTTCACGGATTAATTTTTTGACCTTTTCACTCATGCCCTTAATATTTTGCAAATTAATTGCAATAGGAACGTCATTGTAACTTCCGCAAATTGCTTCATTAACAACATCATCCACAGCAGAATCGCACTCTGGCTGCAGAATCATATCTCTATAACGTTGAATCAATTCCCATTCGTTTTTGACGGTTCCATCAATATCAACGTAATAACCATAATGACCACCAGCAGCAATAGGGGTTGCGCCATCCTGATTGTCTTTCTGCACAAAAGAAGGCCCTTTCGGAACCTTCTTTGCTCTCTCTATCGAGTAACCAAATAATTGAGACATTTTATAGTATCGAAGATTAATCCGATACTATTTATCACGCAAAATTATACGGCAGTTGAGTCTGGATCGATTTCAACGTCAGTTTCACCTGCTTCTGGCTTCCAGTATTGAACTTGTAATTCAACTGTAAACTCTTCGATAGCATCATTGCTACCAAAATCAAGATCGATCGATGAAATATTTGATGGCCAGCAATCATAGAATTTGTATGATCTTACTGCGTTACCTCTTCTATCAAGTTGAGTAACCTTCATATCCTTCATATATCTGAGATAGTCTGTGTTAGCAGCGTCAGCTGCTACACCGTAATCAATTTCAGTAGCATTTTCATCATATAGTTGGATAGCTTCCATCCACTTTTCGAACCATGATCTAAGTCTGAATGTAGTATCGTTGTGAACCGTAATGGTCCATGGTTCGAAAGTACGATCACCAGCGATCTTTAACATTCTTCCACGGAAAGGAACTTCGATTACTCCTACTGTTGATGCTGGAATTTGTGCTGCCTTAACTTGGAATCCACCAAGAACTCTCATGGAGTTCACAGGATCTCCAGAAGCACCACCCGCAGATCCCGAAACAATTAGATCTGTTACGGATTCTGGGAAATCGATATCTACTTGGAATAGATTAGGTCTTGCGTAATCTAGGTTTGAGTTTGCTTTGAATGAGGTAATTCTACCTCTTACATTTTGAGTTGCCATTTTTAGTGTATCCTCCTAGTCTTAATTGAAAAAATCAAAATTACGATGCAACTTCATCAAACGCAACACCAGTTCTAGTTGCGATGAAGGAGATTGTGATGTAGTTAATTGTTCTTGTTGGTTTGATGTAAATTTCAGCATAGAACTCTCCTCTATCGACCGTTTCAGGAGGATTATTTGAAGTATCACACTTAACTAGGAAGTCGGTGACACCTCTTCTACCTTGAATATTTCTTAGGTAGGGTTCAACAAAGTTTCTAAATTGTGATCTGCTGGTCTCATCATTTTGGTTGAAGAGTAGTGACTTGGATGCTCTTCCAACGGTCTTTTCAATTGTTAGGAATAAACGACGAACATTGATTCTATCGAATGCCGATCCATATCCTAGGGCAGTTTTATCACCAAATAGAACAATACCTTGACCAGGGAAAGAAACAACTGGATTGATTCTCTCTGCATAAAGAGTATCTCTTTGTGACTTATTTGGAGAATATGCAACTTTAATTGCGTTTCTCAAAACACCTCTTTGGAATCCTGCTGGTGAGAACCAAGCATCTGCATTTCTAGCAGTTAGTAGGCATAGACCTGCCATATCACCATTGCAGGGGATATAACGGTATACATCATTGTATACATCATAGATGTACTTATAACCACTATCAAACGCAGCGTAGGAAGTACTGGTGAATTTTGAGAAATAATTTACTAGATTATTTGTAATTTCAGATGTATCTGAAATACCAACAACATCACTTCTTAGTGGGGAGAAGAAAGTCATGCAATCTTTTCTTGACTCAACAATACTTAGAATTGCATTTGCCTTTGTTAATGCTGATAGTTCATCAGAACCCATTGAACCAGGGAGAATGAAATCTACATCTTCCGCTTCTGGGTCAGCTAGTAGGTCTAGAGCAGCTTCATATGATTCTGCTGAATAACCCCAAGCATCAACTCCAGATCCAAGAACATACTGCTTGGTTGGACCATTTGCAGAATTGACAAATTTTACTCCGCTTACTGCATCAGTAACACCATCAGCAGACTTAATTAGGTTGAATGAACTATTTGCAGCAGACGCTCCAAAATCTACACCACTAGCAACATCGTAAAGATCTGTATCGTTGTGATCACCCCAATAGATATAGTTTGATTTGTTCTTAAGAACTTCTGGATAGTAATTTACCTCTCCATTTGTAGTCTTAGCATCGCTAGCTTTTGATAATCCAGTAAACTTCTCTAGGATGGTGTTAGGTGTTCCAGTAATAGATCCAGTGGTATCTACAACTACAACATGTAGTTCATCTCTATAACCACTCTTTCCAGATACGAATGGTGAAGTTCCAGGACGAGTACCAATACTCGACCATCTTAAACCTTTGAATACTTCTCTTGATAGGTACTCTCTTGCAACAGAACCAATATTAACTGTGTTGCTGTTGTCATCAACAATATCGTTACCTACAGAGAAATCTACAGAACCTCTATTTGTAACTGATAGAAGTCTTCTTGTTACAGAAACAATCTCAGCAGAAGCAGATCCTTGTGTTACTGTATCACCAGCAATTAGAACACCGCTATAATCGTTATCTAGTTGAATTTCTAGTGTCTTTGAAGTAGCGTCCCAAGCAAGAATGGTAACACCATCTCCACCAGCAGTAGCTACTGCATTAGTAAATGTTCCAACTACATCAGTTAGGGTAAGTACTAATGAATACTTGTAAACTGTTGCAGCAGCACCACTTCCAGTTGAAGTGATAGCATCTCCAGCAAAAAACTGCCATTCGTCACCTGAACTTGGTGCATCTAGAGTTAAAATTTGATCTGGACCTGCATCGGTTACATAAATTCTAATTCCATTTCCATAAGTACCTGCAGACTTAGCTGCAAAATTCCAAACGTTTCCTGTTGCATAGTTGGTCTCATAGTCCTGAAGATTCTTGATCTTTACAGCAGAACCATTTGATACCGCATTTGTTAGTGAAGCTGCATCAGATCTAATAACTTTAATGGTTCCACCATATAAGATGTATTGTGCAGCTGAGTACCAAGTTTCGAAATTATTATCATTTGGTTTTCCGAATACTTGCTTTAGTTGCTCTTCGGTATTAATGATTCTAATTTCATTGATTGGACCGCGCTCAAACGAACCAACAATAGCAGCGTAAGCTGGATTTGAGGTAGTAGTTACAGTAGAGTTATCAATTTCTCTAATGACTACACCTGGCGAAAGTTGACTTAATGACATGCCTTATTCTCCTGGAAGATTATCAAGGTTTACTCTGAAATTATTTATGAAAAAGATTATTTCAAATGGGGAAATCATGCATGAACATATTACCAGTCAGGATATCCAAACTCAAATTTAATATTTCTTATTTTTCTTTTCTTTGAGACTCTTTTTACGGTACATTCCTTACATTCATATGAATATGAAGATGGAAAAGATCCTCTATTTTTTCTAGTTAGATAAAAATCTTCAAGCAAATTTTTAATCTCTCCACAAACCCTACACTGCCTATCCACAAATAATAGATGCTCTAAATTTATTTGATCATCTAAATCCATTAACGATATTCCCACATAAATGCGCGATCTCCATACTCATCTAAATGCCAACGATCTCCATCAACATCAACAAAACTTTCATCTTCCATACCATCTGTTATGAATCCAAAAGGAGCCATATCTGCTTCAATCGCTTCTCTTTGATCATCATAGATTCTCTGACGAACATCGTTATTCGTCATCTCTCTAAAGTATGGTTGCATCGCTAACCAACAGAAGATAACTAGAGACATGGCAAGGTCATCATTACATCCTTCTTCCGCCTCGAATGAATTGCCCTTCTGAATAAAAGTAGTTAGTTCGCTGATGATATCGTAATCTTTGACAATCAACTTATCTTCTTCAATCATCGCCTTTAAGTTTGAACATCCCACCTTCTTTACGGCAGAAGTCATACGAACTCCGAGAGATGCCTTCTTTCCACTGAATCCAGATCCAACAATCTGCCCAGCACGACCTCTCATAGCACACATTAGAAGATTATCATACTCTAAATCGTATTGCATGATATCGGCAACTTGAGCACCAATATCATTTACCTCGATTAGTACATATGCGTTGTTGTAATTTTTTGCAACATCATGTATAATGTTAGGAAGTAAAATTGGTTTAATATCATTATTTTTATACTTACCAACAATATTATATGGAATAGTAGTGATATCAACGATAATAAATGCAGAGTAGTCTTGACTAGTTCCTCTAGAAGTGTCTACTGTTAAAATGTACTGATGATTTGGTTTTGCTTCTTCGTAAATATCTAATCCTTTATTTGTTGCAATCGGATCCTCATAAACCATGTTTCTGAGTTTCGCTGGATTGATTAGAGTATCAACCGATCCTAGGAACTCACACTCAAACTCCTGAGTGAACTGTCTTTGAGAAGTGTTAGCAATCGTCTCTTCTTTCCACTTGGCATCTCTACCAGGAACTTGAGACCAGTGAACTTCAAGAGGAATATAACTGTTCTTATTTCTCTCAGCATCATGCCAAAGTTTATAGAACATGTTCATCCCGTTTGGAGTAGAGATGATGATAACTTTGGTTGACTTACC